ATTTATTTAGAAATAAATAAAGAAACATACGATAAATTAGTTAAACAAGATCCTCAGATTCTATGGCAATTATACTTACCATTTAATTTACCTTGGCAACTAACGGGAAATAAAGAAGAAGTTTATAAAACAAATAAAAACATTACTGAGTTGACTTCTTTTAGACTAAAATTACCTATGTTATCTAAATACTTAAAAGACGACTTTACTAAATACTACAAGTAAAGACATAGGGTACTTTACCTTTGGCCTTCCAAAATATCTTTAGTACCTTTACTTCATAAACTAAAAAGGTTATGTTCTATATCGTTGAGACAAACGAACAACTGAATGAATTTTTTAATAAAAGTTATGATAGAGTGTTTGTAGAACCTATACTAACTAATGATAACACTCATCCCTCTTTAAACAAAATATCCCTACTCTATATTAAACCATTAAATGGAGACAAAGGATATATTTTATCCATCAACCATACCGAAGCATTACAGTTAAATAAAACGCCAATAAACCAATTACTTAACTCATTTGAAGAAATATACGTTAGGGATAGAAAAACATTTATATATTTTTTTCCGCTAACTAATGTAATTGATATATCATTTTACATACCAGAATATATTGAACCAACTACTCCAGCTCATGATTTTTTCTATTATAAACATGGTGAAAAAGAAAACATAAATACATTTATACCATTAGTTAAACATTATGAGAAATGTGAACTTATATTTGATAAAATTAAGGAACATTGTTTTAAACGTGATAACTCAAAATTCTATAATAAATTAACTAGTGTATTCTTTTATATTGAAAAAAACGGTTTAAAAATCAATAAAAAAACATTTGACAAATACTTTGATATTCCACATGAAAACTTTTCTATTCAAGATAACACAATTTATACCAAATATAATTTATATACTACAACCGGACGGCCTTCCAATAGTTTTAACAGTATCAATTTTACAGCATTAACAAAAGATAATGGATGTCGAGAATCATTTATACCTAAAAATGATTGTTTTATAGAAATTGATATAAGCGCTTATCACCCAACATTAGCCGCTCAATTAATAGGTTATGATTTTGGTAATGAAACTCCATACCAATATTTTGCTCGTGAAGCTGATATTGATATAACTGAGGCTAAAACATTAATGTTTAGACAGTTGTATGGAGGTATATATAAAGAATATACTCATATAGAATATTTTGAGTTGATTCAAGAACATGTAAATAAGTTATGGAAGACATTTACAATTGATAAACATATTGAATGCCCAATCTCAGGACATAAATTTACATCTGAATTAAAAGATATTAATCCACAAAAACTTTTCAACTATACACTTCAAAACTTGGAGACGTCAACAAATGTTATTATACTATGGGACGTGATAAAGTTACTGAAAGGTAAATCAACACAAATAGTACTATACACTTATGATTCTATATTAATTGATTATAATGAGGATGATAATGTATTAGAAGATATTAAACAAGTATTTAAAAAACATAATTTAAAAATTAAATTAACACAAGGTTATAATTACGGCAAAATGTTGCCCTTACAATAATTTATGGAACAGATCGCGTTTGAAACTCCGGTTGATATTTATAATCAGTACGATTTTGTAACTGATAGGAATTTTAATGAATTTATGAATAACCGGTTATTTGCTACTTTCACACAACAAGAGGCAATTGAAGAATTAGTTAATACTTTATCTTCTACTTATAATATAATGTATAAAAAAATGTTTGTGTTATTTGTTAAAAGCACAAATGAATATGTTGTTACATATAATGTAGAACAAGGTAATGTAAATAGTATTCCTCAAAATACTATACTTGTTCATCGTAAAAAAGAATCTAATACACTCTATACTATTAATGCACTTAATGATTTAATCAAAAAGTTAAATGGTGGAGTAGTTGATCCAACCTATAAGATAAATTGGCAACACTACAATAACTGTATTTTACTTACTCAACATGGAGAGGTAAAACAATTGAATACTAAGATATTCAAGATTGTAGATTTGTAATATTTATCATAGACCATTATAGTCAGATAGTATAATACTAGAGTCACATCGCATAAATAAAGGCGTTTAAGAGCTTTGATAGCTAAGTTTGGCCTAAACTAAAAAATGCGATATATTAATTAGTAACATTTAAAACTGTATAAACAATGGATTTAAAATCGATCAAAAACAAATTGAATGCCTTACAAACATCAGGGCAGAAAAAAGAAAAGGTAGATTATTCTAAGTACCTTTGGAAACCAAAACAAGAAGGCAAATATCAGATCAGAATTGTTCCTTCTAAACTCAACAAAGATAATCCGTTTCAAGAAGTATTTGTACACTACGGATTCTCCAAATTTCCACTTTACGCATTAACTAATTGGGGTGAAAAAGATCCAATTGTAGAATTTGCTTCTCAGTTGCGTAAAACAAACGATAAGGAAAATTGGAAATTAGCTAAAAAGATTGAACCTAAAATGCGAGTATTTGCTCCAGTAATTGTACGGGGTGAAGAAGATAAAGGTGTTCGCCTTTGGGAATTCGGTAAAGAAATTTACATGCAACTTTTAGGTATTGCTGATGATGAGGATTATGGTGATTACACTGACATTAATGAAGGTCGTGACTTTACAGTTGAGGCAGTAATTGGTGATATTGGTGGTCGTCAAGGTCTTAAATCATCAATTCGTGTAAAACCTAAAACGTCTCCATTAAGTCCTAATAAGGAAGACATTAAACAATGGTTATCTGAACAGCCTAATATTTTAGAACTTCAGCGTAAAGTTGAATTTGATAAAATGAAGGAAATTCTTCAAAACTGGTTGAACCCAGAAGATGCAGTTGAGGAAACTCAAGTAGAAGAAGATGAGAATGATGAAGAAGAAACACCAGTATCATCTAAAAATGATTTACCTTGGGAAGAGGAAGAAGAAGCACCTAAAACAAAATCAAATTACACTTTGAAGACTAATGCTAAAACATCTAAAGCAGATAAGTTTGATGCATTGTTTGAGGATGAAGACTAAAATATAAAACACAATGGCTAAAAAATCTACGTCATTAACAGAAGCTGTTAGTGCTCAACTTAAATCAAATTTCGACCTAGATAAGTTCAAGGAAAAAAAATCCTTGAACTCACAGGTCAAATTTAAAGAACAAAAATGGATTCCGTTCTCTAAAGCATTACAAGACTCTATTTCAATTCCTGGTGCACCTGTAGGACATATCACTTTATTACGAGGTCATAGTAATACAGGTAAAACAACAGCACTACTTGAATTAGCCATTAATGCCCAAAAGATGGGTATATTACCTGTTTTCATTATTACAGAAATGAAGTGGTCTTGGGAACATGCTAAACAAATGGGTTTCAAGATTGAAGATGTTTTAGATGAAAATGGTAAGGTAGTTGATTATAAAGGATTCTTCTTATATGCTGATAGAAGCTCACTTAATACAATTGAGGATGTAGCTGAGTTTATTGCTGACTTATTAGATGAACAGCGTAAAGGAAATTTACCATATGACTTATGCTTCTTTTGGGATTCAATTGGTTCTATACCTTGTAAAATGAGTATAGAAGCAAATAAGAACAATCCAATGTGGAACGCAGGAGCTATGTCTCAACAGTTTGGTAACTTTATCAATCAGCGTTTTCCATTATCACGTAAAGAAAATTCTACTTATACTAATTCAATGGTAGCAATTAATAAGATTTGGGTTGCACCAGCTGAAACAATTATGTCTCAACCTAAAATGAAAATGAAAAATGGTGAGACTATGTTTTTGGATGCCTCAATTGTATTAACATTTGGTAATGTTACTAATAGTGGTACAAGTAAGATTAAAGCTACTAAGAATGGTAAGGAAGTAGAATTTGCGGTTCGTACTAAAGTAGCTTGTGATAAGAATCACGTTACAGGTTTACAAACCAAAAGTACAGTGATAGCTACTATTCATGGTTTTATCAACGAAAGTGATATCAATGACTATAAGAAAAAATATGCTAACGAATGGGTTGGTATATTAGGTAGTGTTGAGGTTGATCTTATTGAAGATACATCAGAGTGGGAAGAAAGTAAAGAGGCTATCACATTAATTGAAGAAGACTAAACTATGGACAAAAAAGATCTACTTAAACTTCTTGATGGTATTCAAGAAGATGGAAAACAGACTGTACAAACAAGTGATGAAAATAGAATACTGATTATAGATGGTTTAAATCTGTTTTTTAGAAACTTTGCTGTACTTAATTACATCAATCCTCAAGGAGTACATATAGGTGGTTTAAGTGGTTTTTTGCGGTCTTTAGGTGTATTAACTAAGCAACTTCAACCAACATCAATTCATATTATATTTGACGGAGTAGGTTCAACCATTAACAGGAAGAACTTACTCCCCGAATATAAGTCGGGTAGAAATACCACTAAAATGACTAAGGAGTTATTTAATGACATTGATGAGGAAAATGAATCTAAAGCAACTCAAATAGGACGTCTAATCCACTATTTACAATGCTTACCAGTTAAGATTTTATCAATGGATAAAGTTGAAGCTGATGACATTATAGCTTTTTTAAGTAAAGAAATTACTAAAAACACTAAAACAAAAGCATACATTATATCCTCAGATAAGGATTTTCTTCAACTAGTTGATGAAAATATAACTGTATATAGACCTATTGAGAAAGAATTTTTCACACCTGATAAAGTTAGAGAAAAATATGGTATTCATCCTCATAATTTTTTAATGTATAAAACATTAATGGGGGATGGTTCTGATAAAATATCTGGTGTTAAAGGTTTAGGTGAGAAAAAATTACCCAAAATATTTCCTGAGTTGTTTAATGATGAAGAGATATCTTTAGATCGTTTATTTAGCATTTGTGAAGGAAAATACAAAGAACATGTTATATATTCTCGAGTTATCTTTGATTTTGAAAGTTTAAAGAAAAATTATAAGGTTATGGATTTAGGTAACCCTATGCTTGTAGATGAAGAAAAGGCGCTTATATTAGATTATATAAAAGATCCATCTTATAAGTTAAATATACCTGAATTCATCAAAATGTATCATGAAGACGGATTAGGAAATGTTTTAAAGAATGTAGATTTTTGGGTTAGGGATGTTTGGACAACATTAGACAGATACAATAAAGCAAAAAATAAATAAGTTATGACATTAAGTAGTTTAGAGAATTATGGAATTGGCTTCCAAACAAAAGTCATTTCAGGATTATTAACTGACAAACCATTTCTGCAAAACATAAATGATGTATTAACTGATGAATACTTCAGTAATACAGCTCATAAATGGATAGTCAATGAAGTATTGAAGTACTATCAAAAGTATCATACCAATCCAACAATGGATGTACTTAAGGTAGAAATGAAAAGAGTTGAAAATGAGGTACTTCAGTTATCAATTAAAGAGCAATTAAGAGATGCTTATAAGTCCTCTGATGAATCTGATTTAACTTATATTAAACAAGAATTTTCTAACTTTTGTAAAAACCAACA